CCACAGACCACTACCTTATTCAAATCCCGCGCGACCGTATGCGTAGGCTGCGTTACGACGATGACCAAGAAGCTGAACCGATGTATTACTCGATTGACGGGTATGACTCGGACCAGAATATCCAAATAGAAATCCACCCTAATCCTGATGCGGTCTATACCCTTAAGTGTGTGGCCTTTATTCCGCAGGAAGACTTCACGGTTTCCGCCAGCGGCGGGGCATCTATTACTGTTCCGTGGAGACCAGTCTATCTTCGGACCCTATCTCTAGTTCTACGAGAGCGTGGAGATGACGAAGGCATCTCTTTTGGTGAGGCTTTCCAAGATTATGTTGTATCGCTCAATGATGCTATTGCATATGAGCAGAGAGCAGTGTACGACAACTCCCTCGATGGTGATTGGCACGTAGTAACCAATGGCTTCTAAACTTCTTCCAGTAGTGTTTCGAGCCCCCGGAATCGGAGGGCTCAATCTAGAGGGTGAGGCGGTTGGCCGAGACCCTAGTACAGCACGTATTGCCGAAAACGTGGTGTATGATGAGGCGGGGAGAATCTGTTCTAGAAAGGGGTACACTAAGCTTACTACTAGCGGGAATGAGTTGTCAGGGCTTCCAGACATTGAAGCTATGCACATGCTTGATACCTCCAGTGGTAACAAGCTCGTTGTGGCTACAACTGGCAAGCTTTGGGAATCTGCACCAAGCTACGATAGTTTTACAGATGTATCTGGGGGACTCACTATTGCCACAGATACATGGCAGTTCGTTAACTTCAACGACAAAGTTATTGGGATGTGCACTGGTGAAACTGCTATTGTAAAGTCTTACGCGGGTAACTTCGCTAGAATCTCTGCTGCCTCTGGTACAGTACCTGATGGTAACTGTATCCACAGCGCCTTTGGTAGATTGTGGGCACAGAAGGGAGACTCGTCAACAGCTAAGAGTATCATCGCATACAGTGCCCTACTCGATGAAACCCATTGGTCTACAGGAGCAGGAGAGATTAATGTCCTAGGCACGGCTGGTGCCGTTGCCCACGGATACGACGAACTCACTGCTATCAGTTCCTTTGACAACTATCTGATTGCCTTTCTTCGTAACAGCATAGTTATCTACAACAACCCAGATGACCCAAGTAATCTTGGCATCGAGAAGGTTATCCAAGGTGTGGGATGTATTGCTAGAGACAGCGTACAGCGTACTGGTGACGACATTATCTTTATGTCCTCCACAGGACTACGGTCCTTCAGACATACAGTACAGTCTGAGAATAACCTCGAACTTGGGGACCTTTCAAGACAGGTCCGCCGTACTCTGGTCAATAGTGTTAATCAGGTATCGGGAGATGCAGTAAAGTCTGTCTTCTTCCCAGAAGACGCACTCTATATGCTTCTTGCTGGTAATACTATCTGGGCATTGGACCTGCATAAAGAGACTACACAGCCTGGAGACACACGTATTACAAGATTCCCACTAACGAATTGGGACTGCTTTGTCTACCACGAGAAGAATGTCTATCTTGGAGTATCCGGTACAGTAGGAACCTACTCGGGTTATCTAGATGATGAAGACACGACTTCGATAGCACTAAGCTAAAGATGCTGAAGAAGATTACCATGATTCTTCTTGCTAGAGCTAATCAGACAGTTACTCTAGAGTGGTTTACTGATTACGGTGCAGCCTATGGTACTACTACTCGAACTACAAGAGGTGCGGGTACAGTAGCTGAATGGGGCATAGCTGAATGGGGACTAGACGAATGGTCGGGACAGACTAACTTGTCTAAGCTTACTGGTAACGCTAACCGTAGTGGTCAGGCAGTGAGCTTTGGCTTTAATATCACAGTAGACAATGCTCAGGTTTGTATTGAACAGATGTCATTGCTAATGACAATAGGACGTGAGGCACGATAATGTCCAACTATACACAGAATACTTTCTTTGCAACTAAGGATAACCTCGCTACTGGTAACCCTAGTAAGGTTATTTATGGTTCTGAGATTGATGCCGAGTTTGATGAAATCAGTACGGCCATTGCTTCGAAGGGTGAGGGAGACATTCCTTCTGGTACTAAGATGGTATTTGTTGAGTCCTCTGCCCCCTCAGGATGGACTTTCGTCGCATCCTATAATGATAGGGTGTTGATGGGAACAAGTACAGTTAACCAAGGAACAGATACTGGTGGTAACTTTACAATTAGTATCACTGGTTCAGTACCTCTCCCAGCCCACACACATGGTTCTGGAAATCTAGTTGGTAACCATGATGTTAATTATGCTATTGATGGCGGCGAACTCTCGCCCGGTGGGGTGACTATTCAAATCTCCGACGCCGTTTCCATCAATGGTGCCACGGGAAACCTTGTTGCTAACGCTAACTCTAACGTCACTTTTGGTGGCACCTTTGCTAATACAGTTGCTACTGGCAACTGGAGGCCTGCTTATGTAAAGGTCATCACATGCCAAAAGGATTAAAATAAAAGTATTATGAGAGGTATCTATGAGCGAAACGTACATTCGAGTCTATGAAGACGTTCTCTCAGAAGACGACTGCCGCCGTGTCATTGAAGCATTTGAGAAAAGCCTCGGTGGGCCAGAAGTCATTGACAACAAAAAGGTTTATGGGGGCTCTGGGACAGTCAGAAATGACTTGGCTATCTTCTTTGATGAGCGGTGGCCGCAGGCACATAACGAAATCCATGAACGGTTGCGTGATAGCATGCAAGATTACGTAAACCAGTTTCCGATTCTTGACTCAATGCCCCTAGGTAGTATGCACACTAAGGTTCAACGAACACAGCCAGGAGGGGGCTATCACGGATGGCACTGCGAGTTCAGTAATCAAATGCACACCCGTGTCTTGGTATGGGTTCTATATCTAAATGAAGTAGAAGGTGGGGAGACTGAATTTCTAAACCAGAATATGCGTGTTGCTCCTAAGCCTGGGAGGCTTGTGGTGTTTCCGGCATATTGGCCGTGGGCTCACAGAGGTAATCCTCCGCTCTCTGGCACGAAGTACATTGCTACAGGATGGTTTAACTCCCATGGGTAAGAGGGTTACTGGAAACTATAAAAAAGCTTTTCAGTGTAAGAAGTGTCCTCAACGTGGAGATGAGCAGGGTTGTCCTATGTGGTGGGACATGCCAGTAGAAGACGAACATGACCCAAATAAGATAGAAACATGGGAAGGTTGTGGATACGCTCTAATGCCGTTTGTTCTTAAGAGCGTTATTAAGGCAGGGTATACTGGGGTAGAAGAGATTAGTTCAATGAGAAGTGAAGTAGTTGGTACGGTAGAAGAAGCTACTTCCAGATTTCTACAGATACAGGCTGCGGAAGCACAGCTTAGATTGCAGTATCAGAAAGAGGAAGAGTAACGATGGGATTGTTTAGCTCAATTGGTGGACTATTCGGCGGTAATAAGGCAGGCAAGCGTCTAAGTAAGGACCTGAAAGCTATTGCAGAAGACACTGTCTTCCAACCTTTTAATGTAGCTGGTCCCGGTTCGTCCGGAACCTTTAACGGCACAAGCGCAACGGCAAGCCTTTCGCCACAGCTACAGCAGTCCTTTGACCTATTCTCCAAGCTTATCGGTGGAATAGGACAGCAGGCGCAGGGATTCAATCCAGTAGACTTTAGTAATAACTACTTTGATTCCATAGATAGACTAGAGTCTCGAAGAGAAGGCGACGCGATGGCATCTCTTGAGAGTCGTCTATTCAATAGAAGTGGTATCAACACTGGCACGGAAATGCAGGTTCGAGACTTCCGAGATACCTTGGAAGAGCGACGTGCTGCGCGTGCTCAGAAAGCCATGTTCGATTCTCAGAACTTCTTTACCAATATGCTGAATCAGATGCTCGGTCTTGAAACAGGAAGAGGACAGCTAATTGCTGGAGCATTCGACCCGCTCAAGCTTGGAAGTACATTCGGACAGATTGGCCTTGATGCACAAGAGATTAAAGGCAATCTACTTAAAGAGGGTGCAGGTGTCCGCGCAGGAACTACTGCCAAGACGTGGGAAGGTGTCGGAGGAATTCTTGACGCAGGAGTCAGTATCTTTGGGGGAGGCTTCTTCTAATGGCGTTTGACACAGGCATCTTTACACAGAACCCGGTATCTAAACCTACACAGCCCACCATGAGTACGGGCATGCAGTTCGGTCTGTCTGCTATTAACAATGCTATGACAGTGGACAGTAATGATATTGTCCAGAGCGTTGTGCAGCCAATGAATCGCCGTCGCAGAAAGGCAGCCCACATTGAGGCTGTTACTTCTGGTATTGAACCGGGGTCACAGGAATACTTTGACTACATGGCAGGTAAGCTAACCGAGTTCGGTGACGTAGAAGGCGCTGAGATTGTCATGAACAAGAAGCGCGAGTTCGGTCTACAGGATGTTCAGATTGAAGACGTTAAGGCTACTACTGCCACTCGTGAGGCAGATAATATTCTGAAGCGAGATAAGTTCAATCTTGATAAGATGAAGACTGA